AGATTGATATTCAACTGCTCCACCCTTACCTGTCAATATTGTTTGATTGAAGGAAGATGATTGTCTGTCAAGATCAAATTCAAACATAGTCAATGCATTTGTGTCTGCTGTTGTCAATGCTGTTACTGCACCAATATTTGCTCCTGTTGTTGATGTTGTCACAGCTGTCAATCTTGCTGCATCATAATAGTTTGCCAAATAGATCTTTTTGATCCCCCCAACTTGACCACCACAAAAATAGCCTCTACCACTTGTTATTGTACATCCTGCCATTACTAACTTATTTTATTTTGTTAATGAATGGAAGGTGATCAGTCAAGACCACCTTCATATTCATTTAATTATACGAACCAAACAACGTCAGCAACAACACCGATTGCCGTACCTACTCCAAACCTCATTGTGATTCTGTAATTGTCAGAACCATCTAATGGTGTCATGTCAATTGCTTGTGCTAATGAATCAGAATCTGCCGTTCCAATACCTACAAAAATATTGTCTTTTTTACCTACACATGCTTCACCTGATGCAATTCCATTTGCAGATACTAATTTGTACCCTAAGAATTTAGTTTGTGGTGCGCCTGCTACTGCTGAATTATATCCATCACCTGTCTGACCTACTGCAAGATTATACGCTGATATTGTTGCAGGATTCACATAAATGTTTGTGTTTTCATAATCACCTACAATTCCTGCCGGCATTGCATTTACTATTTCTTGCAATCCTGCCAAAACCGTAGCTGATGCATCAATTGCATTTGCCAATGCTGTTGCTCCTGCTGTATCTCCTGATTTCTTCTTAATACCATCAAATGCAGTATATGCAGATGCTGTTGAATTACCCATCCAAATATTGTTTTCAATATCTGCTTGTACATATTTTGCAACATACAAAAGGATAGCATCAGCAAAGTCATTTGGGACACCTGAATTAATGCTGTATGCATCACCTTGCCACCATGTCTTGAATTGTGACTTACAAAGTTGAAGATTTACCATTTGATCAGTAATGTCCAAAGATGCTTCAGTCAAGGTTGTTGTTGCTGTTGTATCAAAGTCACATGCACCTGCCTTAATCAATGCAGCTGCTCCTGCTCCAAATGCCATCACCGGAATGATTGCTTTGTATCTGATGCCATCTAATAGTGTTACATTCCCACCATGTAATGTAGGAGCTGAAATTACAGCTGCATGTACGTATGGAAGTGCTAAATCGCCTGCATATGTTGATGCTGCGACATTTGGATTTGCGAAATTGTGTTGTTTATTATCAGCCATTTTATTTGTTTTTAGCTTTGTTAAAAATTGCGAATATTCTTTCGTCTTGTGATAAATTCTTCTTCACCTCTGCAACCTTTGGTGCATTTGGTGTGTGTTTAAATGTTTTCTGTGCTGACATCTTCTTGACACCATCTATTTCTTTAGATTGTGCTTCAGTCAATTCAGCCATCTTTTCAGCAATCTGCAATTCAATTGCTTCTGTGATCATCTTGCCAAGTTCAAATCCATCAGCTTTTGTCATGTAGCTTGAAAGATCAACACCTTCAGATTTCACATCTTCTTCTTCTTTTGATGCCTCAACTTCTTCTGTTGCTTCTTCAACAACTTCAGATGAAAGATCTTCTTCAACTGCATCTTCAGATGCTTCAGGTGATTTTAAAGTAGTGATTTCACCATCAACAACTTCAATGACTGCACCATCTTGCAATTCATATGTTCCTGTTGGAAGTGACATTCTTTCATCATCTTCACCAACAACAAAAACAACTGAACCTTCTTCAAATCTATCTGAATCAGTTTTGATTGTTGTACCATCAACAAGGAATGCTTCAGCCATCATTTTTGTTTCTTCCTGTACTTCTGAAAGTTCTTCTTTGAATCCAAGTAGATCTTTCATTTGCTTGTAAATATTTTCCATCTGTTTTGAAAAGTTAAATTTTCCTAATAGTTAAAAGATTTTATTTTGTTTTTTTCCTTTCGCCCTTAATTATTGCCTTCACTTGTGGAACAACTTTGGATGCAATAGTTCTGTTTTTAATTGCTCCACAAATTTTCTGTGCAACATCCTGTGAATGACCATCAGATTTTTGATCTGCAATACATTGTTCCCATGGATAATCTGCAAGGTATTCTTCTTCCGATTTCATGATCAATTCTTTCACTTGATTTATTCTTGTTTCATCTTGTGATAAAGACCTTTTTGAAAGTGATTGCATCTTATCTGTGAAGAACCCTTCAATACTAAATCCAAGAACTTCACCATTCTTGACTTTGTCCCACATCTTATCATTGTCAACTCTCATTGTAACAAACCACGTTCCAACCGGACAATGTTCAAAGCCATATTTTACAGATTTGTCAATTTCAAATTCCTTGACCCATGATTCAACAACACACAATCCATCAACTTCTTTTTCATGTTCAAATGTTGCCGACTGAAGATGATTTCTTTTCATAAACAATTCAGATGCTTTCTTGATTGTTTCTTTTGAAAAGAATACATGATAATCAGAACCATCATCATCAAGTCTGAAGATCTGTTTATTCGGAACTAATGCCGGAGCAATTAAAAGTCTTTTATCTTCATCAACCTTTGTGAATTGAATCTGTTCTTTTTGCTTGTTTAATGCCACCCAAAATTCTTCAATTGCAGGGTCTTCAACTAAGCTAATCGCAAAGACACCATCCATGTCTTCTTTCTGTTCTTCTGAAATAATTAATTCAACTATTTTTGTCATAATTTCTGTTTTTATAATGTGGAATTTTGTTCAATCATTGTGTTTACTTGCTGTGCATTTGTCACATCCTGTTCCAATACATAAGCCCTGACAGGTCTATCTTGTGTAAATGCTGTGTTAAATTGCTCAACCATTGAAGGTGTGTTTGAAAGATCAACCAATTGTTCTTCATTTGCTGTTCCTCTTTCACCACCTCCTGAAGCAATTGATCCTGATGGAACAGATGCTGAAACAGGTTTCTTTGTTTTGACACCTAAAATTTCTTTTACATTTTTCAATCCGGCTGCCAATGTAATTCCTGCCTGAATGAATGAAAATGGTGGTGGTGAAGATGCCAAAGCTAAATTCACAGCACGATAAGTGTCCATTGTTGCAACTGCAAATGCTGATGCTTTTGCAATGGCTGTATGTTCTGAAAACAATTCCCCAACCATTGTAAGCATGTTTCTTTGCTTGTTAAATTCTTCTTCATCAAGTTTATCTTTTGCATCCTTCAATGCTTTGTCTGAATCAAGATCTTCCTGTCTATGTGTATCATTCAGATCAGAAATTTCTTGATTGTATTGTCTTGTGATTTCTGTAATATCAGAACCTGTCTTCCTTGCAAGATCAACTTTTGTTTCATAATCCTGTCGCATTGCTTCAAGTTCTTGCTCTCTTTCTGTCATTCCTGCAAGTGACAATTCCCTGACTGCATCTTCCTGTTCTTTGATTAAGGAATTTGTATTTGTAAGTTGTTCCGATCTTTGTCCGGCAATTCGTTCTTCAATATCAACTTGTTCCAACAATGCTTTTTGATATTGTTCCTGAAGTTGGATATTATCTTTATTTGTATCAAGTTCTAATTTTGCAATACGAACCCTTTCATCAGCAATGGATTTTTCTTCCTTCAGCTGTTTATCTAAAATTTTAGCAAGTTCTTCATTCGCTTGAATACGTTCTTCAAATGTCTTTGATACATCATCACGGATTTGACGTTGAATTTCTGCATCTAATTGACTTTGCAATTGCTGTTGTTGTCTTTGTATTTCAAGCAATTCTTGATTCTTCTTTGCGTCTGCTAATGCTTGACCTGTGGTAATAGCTGACTGAACAGATATATCCTTAACACCTTCAACAGCTGTCTGTGTCGCTATGGTGACACCTGTGGCAACTTCTGTGACTGCATCAGCAAAGTTTGTGACAATGTCTTTTCCTGCATCTATTGCATCCTTTTTTGTGTCTGCAAGTGAATCCCTTGTATTATTTATTTTAGCTGTTAATTCTTCAATTTTATCTGTGTCTTTTCCACCAAGCCATGATTGTTCCCATGCAAGTTGACCTTCTTGAATTGCCAATGTAATTCCAAAAAATGCAGTTTTTAAAGGTGTTATTGCTAATGTCAACAACCCACTCATGACTTTTGCAAGGCCATCAAATCCTTCTGTTGACTTTGAAACAGCTGAAACAATGTCTGTTATGACTGATGTCACTTGATTAAATAAAACACTCAAAGTTTCTGTGGCAACAGATAAACCATCAACAATGGTTTGGTTTTTCATCACCACATCTTTGAGCAATTTAAATGCTTCAACAATAAGCATGACACCTGTGGTTTTCAAAGCTAATCCAAAACCTTTAAATCCTTTAGTAAGTTTTCCAAGTGCTGTTTCAGATCCCTTTGATGATTTCTTAATATCTTTCATTTCATCATTGGTTTCTTTCAATGAATCCTTTACTGAATTAAGATCTTTAGAAATCTGTTTGACATTTGTTTTAAACTCTATGTCAACAACTATTTGTTCTGCCATCCGAATATCTTTTTAAATTCTGCCATTAATGTATCATGATGAATCTGTTGTTTTTCATACCATGATAAACATTTATTGTTTTTATAATCTGATAAGTGCATGTTCTTGATTGATGCAGGAATGACATGCATACCACCCTTCCAAAAGTCAAATACATTTGTGAAATTTATCACATTGCATTTTTCTGTGTTTACCTGATCTTCTGTTTTTACTTTTAATCTAATCATGTGATTTGCCATTTGGCTTTTAAGTAGTTTGTAACCTCATCTTTTTCTTGTGTTGTTAATGTAGCATTTGGAGTTGTTGATGAATAAAGTAATACTTCACAAATTTTACCATGCCACAATGAACCTGTGGTTGTATAATATTTCAAACCACCCATGCATAATTGTGGTGTATATCCATTTGTTGTTGCATTAAAATTTGAATCTGTATTGCCATCTTGATCTGTAATTTTTTGATCAAAACTTGGTGATGATGTATTGAAATTTCTTTGACCTATATTCACTTGCAAATCATTCGGATCAACATCATCAAGACTTGCATAATATGGAGTTGGTCCGGAATACGATCCATTGTGAAAAGATGTTGAATCATACCCAATACCATATGGTGATTGTGCATCATTTGTGAACCCTCCACTTGGTGTTGTATATCCTGTTCCAAATATCAATTCCCCCCTATTTGGTGCAGGTCCTGATCTTGGTTGCATTTGTGAAACAATAAATGCTGTGCAATTGCTGTTATTTAATAAATTATAAATTGATGAATTGAAATTTCCAAGAATTGCGTAAAATGGGAAATACACATGTTTCATTCCATTTGAAAATGTTCCTGTTGTTGCATATGCTCCGGTTGGATTTAGTTGTGTCCAACTATTGTTTGTGAATCTGTTTGATTTATCTGTCCAAGAACTAATTGTTGTTCCTGATGAATATGTAATTGTACTTAAATCATTTGCATCAAGCCATACAGATAATGTCTGAGATGTAATTGATGTCGGATCAAAAGATCTTTGTCTTGATTTGCTGTTTATTAATTTATAATCAAATTCAACATTATATTGTGATGGTGATGTAATTGATGTTCCTGCCTGATTCACCTTTAGTGCAAACATACCATCATTGACAACCTTGTATGTTGTGCCTTCAAAATATCCTTTTGTGATTGCTGTTTCTAATGAAATTGTCAACCCTGAATATCCTGCTGTGGAATTTGATTTTCCTGATACTGCTGTCAATGATGTCACAGGTGTCAATGATGAAGTTTGATTGTTTACTTCAAATTCATATGTTTCATCAACATATTCATCAGATTCATCAATGGATGTTGGTGTTGCAAACAACCTCAACTCACCTTTCATTAATGAAGGATATGGAATTTGTATATAATTATTCCCTTGCTGATTATATGAAGCATAAGGATCTGTTGGTGGTGTTGCATAATGTGCAAATGTACCATCTTGACCAAAATAAGAATATCCATTTGCCACAACAAGACCCTGTGAAATAAATGACCCTTTGCCACTTACAAAAGGATAAAATGTTCCTAAATCTTTAGGTGCAGGTGTTGTAAATTCACTATTGGATGAAATTGCAAATGCATTGTCACCTTTTGTTTTTACATTTCTAAATGTTTGATTTATTGAAATGTATTTGTCAACCCCTGAAACAACATCCTTTCTTTGCAATCTTGGTGGATTTATTTCAGAATTATCACCATCAATCCTTGCATTTCTAACTGAACCACTCACATTGTTCCTTGATCCATTAATTTCAACAGATTTTGGTGAAGGTCTTACGTCATTTCCTGCACCATTAATCAAAGCATGATCAGTCAATGTGTTTCCTATTCCATTGGCGAATGTGAACAATCCTGTCCCACTTGATCCGACATCATAATCAGATGCATGAATGACGGAAACTGAAGGTGCTGAAATATCAATTGGTGTCACCGACCTTGAATAACAAGTTGAATTTGTACTTAAATACTCATAACCAAATGCCTCACAGCATTCTTGTGTAACTACTTCAGGCAATCCTGTTCTTGTATTTATGAAATTTACATGACCACCTGAACTGAAGCTTTCCACCTGAACATTGCATTCATTACCATCTGCATCAATGATGTTTGTTGCCTGTGCTTTTATCAATTCAACTTTACAAGTAGATTGTCCAATTAGTGAATAATTCTGTATTTTATTAATCCTGTAAAACTCATTTTCAACCTTTACAACATCATTAAAATTCAATGTCATAATATCAACCGAAGACAGGTTGAAGTGCGCAATCAACAACCTTGAATCCCTTGAATATGTTTCTTCCAAAAATGTCTTCCAATAGGTGTTGTATGTTCCACCATATATAGATGGTCCATCCAATTCACCGGAATTTTCGCCTGTAAAAGTCAGACATCTTGTAAGTGATGTAATCGAAGATGATGAATAATTTGAAAATTGTGGGTACAATGCATATACTGATGGATTTGTTCCTTCAAAATTATCTGTCAGATAAAATGAATCAGATCCATTGTCTGCAAAGCTAAAACCATTCCAATAGGACAATCGCATTCCTTCAGAATTCTTTGTGCTTTCTCCTTCACCTTCATAACAAATACAACCCTTTAATGTAGTATATGGAATGTAAGTTGTGACAACCGGTTTAAATATTGTTTTTACTTCTGTTTTTCCTGTTGAAAAGTCATTTTGTGCATTATCAATATATACTGATCCATATTCCCTTCCTGCTGATTTTTCAAACAAAGCATTCATGTTGTCTGAAGATTTATCATCTGTGAAAACCAATTCTTTGGACTGAATATGTGAAGTTGGTTTGAATTGGACATCTTTAGACTCATCCAATTTACCTGTCCAATCTAAATCATTACCTTGACCAATCCAATCCTTGTATGGCTCTATTAATAGCTTTCTTGGCTCTAATCGGTCAGCAATAATAACAAGGTTAAATTTCTTTGCAAGTGAAGTAAGGAAATCTAAAGCTTTAATTTTTGGAAATGCATATTTGAAATTCACTTCCAAATCACCATTAAATTCAGAATACTTATTTCCAAAATACCCAATTCTTGGTTTAAATGATGTTTTTACTCTGTTTAAATATATTTCTGTTCCTGTTGATGCAATGAAATAATCCCCATTTACATTGAATCGGAAATAATAATCTGTGACATTTAAAGGAACAGAAATTGTTGTAGGTGGAAATTCAACAACACCTGTGTAATAATTCCCTGATGTTCCTGCAATTTGATTTGCTGTTTCAAGCTTTGTTTTTCTACTTTGTGCAAATTCTCTATCGTTCCCATCTTGATCAATGTACATTAATGAAACGTATATTTCTGCACCTGTATATGGTGCAGATGTTCCAAAATTGGTTGATTCAGATGTTGTGAATGTCAAATTTGTAGATGCATCAAATGAGCTGAACCCTGATGATGGAATTGTATATACTCCTGTTGTGTGATTATACAATCCTGCATCATTTGTGTAATCAGCTGATGATGTATTTGTGTTTATGATCGTTACAAATCTTTCTGTTGTTATTGTTTGCACCCTTGTTAATGATGTTCCATCATAAGTGACAACATTATAATATTGATTATTTGTAGGTGTTGTTCCTTCGCCACCATTGTTTGCATCAACAAATAATTTTGTACCATCAGATATGCCTGTGGTAAAAAAGTCAGATGTATATTCAAACCCACTTTGACCAAGAATTATGTCAAGAATTTTTTTGACTTTTACTTGTGGAATTAATGTGTTTACATTTATTGCTCCTTCACGTGTTTGAATTGACCCTTCCAAATCACCACCATAAAATGGACTTTGTCCATAGTCAAATAATGAATATCTGACATTCCCTTGCTTCAGGTTTGTTGCATCATTTGACCCCCATGATTTAGCAACATTTGACATTGATTTTGTATGGTTCAATTCACTCCAATTGAATTCAGTCAAATACTTACCTTTCAATGCTTGACCAATAGAAGCCACACTATTGAAAACAACACATTCATAATGTGTCATCTTCCTGTTTGACCTAATCACATTTGTCAATTGCAAATCACCATTTAAAATTTCAATTGTATCTTTTACAATAGTACATGAAACTTTTTTTGCAGGATTAAAATTTCCAAATGAAGTGACTTCAAAATACTGATCAAAGAACATATTATTCTTTGTCGTAGATGGAATTCTGAAATTGAATGTGTGACTTCCTTTTGTGTCTTTGAAGGTTTGTATGTCCTTAAATTGAAAGTTTGCTGTGATCGGTTGATCATCTTCCAAATCTAAATATACAATCCTACCATCATCCTGTGAAATTACTCTTATCTGTGTTGCCATATATCAACGTGTTGTTCGGTATTTTGGTGAAGCATATTTGAACCTTAATTCATATTTATACAATCCTGTGTTTTTGTCACCTTTCAACTTCATGTTGCTTGTTTCAAGGATCAATGCTTTTGCTTCTTCACCTTCTAAGATATGAATTTGTGGTGACATCATTAAGTCTTTGACCATGTCAATTTCATAGTCTTTTAAGTTATCTGTGAACAAAGTAAATGATTCATTTGCAGATACAGATGTTGTCATTTTGCCTTGCTTTGCAACATTTGGTGGATATGATGAATCTACAAATACATCCCCTAATGATTGAAACCCCCTAATGTTTGACAACAATGGTTTGTTTATATATTCTCTTTTTACATCAAGATCATTTTCTTTTTCTTTGTTGAATGTCATGTATTCCCATGCACCAAATCTATTCATATAGGCAATTCTTGATTGTTCATACCTATCACAATAGTCAACAACATTGAATTTATAGGTTGTAGACATATCGTTAATGTTTGATACATCCCTCATTTTTACTTCATAACTTTTTATTGCGTCAATGCCTCCTGCAACACCACTTGGTAATGTCCCGGAATAAAATTCATTTGTTGTCAATTTATCTAAATTTTTTAAACCAATACCACAATGCAAGTAAAATCCTTCCTTATTTGCCTCTACATCTGTTGTATCTTCTGCATAGATACCACCTGTTTGTTGTGTATTTTTCAATCTTAAATTTGCAAGGAAGTTACTTGATGCATCATAATATACTATTGTCACCATTCCCGGCTGTGATCCCGGATTTATTTCACATCTATTTAAAAATGCAATTGTGTGATATTCATCTTTGCCAATGTTTACATTTGGAATACCATCTACATAATTATAATTTGATGAAAGGAATTTTTTAGTATTTCCTGTCATTTTGTATTCATCAAAATTTATTTCAATAGGATCTGATTCATTTGCTCGACCCCAAAACATAAACACTTTTTTTGTTATTTCTGTTGCAACATCTTTCTGTGGAATTCCATCAGCTGTTGTTGAATTCATTTCATAAAATTTGAAATCAAGTACATTTGCATTTCCTCTGAATTCTTGATTGTCAACTTCACTTGTTGCAGGAATCCCTTCCAAAATACTCCATGAAAACAAGTAATTTGTTGCTGATGATTTTAAAGGTAGATTGTGAATTGACTCCCTACTAAATGGTGAACCAAAAGATGCAACGTCTGATTTCCTTGCACCCATAATCATAGGTGTGACAATTGTCTGATATATATCTGACAAATTAAATTGACAATATCCATTTCCATCTGTTTTCTGAACAAATGAAACGGTTTTTGATATTGATGGATTATTGTAATTAGATGCAAGGTTGTATGTCAATTCAACCAATACTTGGTGATTGTATGTGTTTACAGCCGGTGTGATACTTGCACCAAATAAATTAATTTGTGTGCTTAAATTGAATTTGGTGTCATTTATATATACTGATAAACTCATGCTTGTAATGTTTTTATGTAATCCAATGCCATTGCAACAGCAACCTTTCCACCTTGCTGTGGAACAGCTTGTTCAATTGCATCTTTAAAATAATTTCTTGCTGACAAACCTTTTGTAGCAATTGCTTTACCTATTAAAAATGATGCTTGTTTTTTTGCTTGTTCTGTATTCTTCACAAATGACCCTGTCCCCAAATCACGCAATCTGACAGGTTTTGATTCCATCCATCCTGAAACAACACCTTTTGGAAGATTCTTTGATTTGAATTTAAATGGTGAATTCTTTGCTGATGGTTTTGTGCTTTCAGATCCTTTGACACCCTGTTCCATAAAAGATGCATATGGCATTGATGAAATAAATTGAAGATCAAAACCTGATGCAAATTGACCTGATGATGATCTTTTTTGTTTAACCCTAAATCCAAGTGATTTTGATAATGCTCCGGTGTTGTTTGTCACTCGCATTTTACCATCAATCTTTTGCCTTGCTCCAAGATTTATCCTTGCAAGTTTTAACACCCTTGCACCAAGATTATTCATTTCTTGTTTTGTACTTCCTATCATCATCTGTAATTCAACCAATTCATTGTGTTGATTATTTCTTGATCTGTCATTGTTTCTAATGTGTAAAGAAATTCCTGAACATTAATGTCAACTTGATTTTTTATTGTTCCTGAAATTGGTTCTGTATTTCCTACGTATATTCTTTCATCACTTAATATAAATGTCGAATTTAAAGTGACAACATCATTCAAGTCATTTGAATAAAAAAGCTTTATGTTGTTGTTGCTGAACTGAATTCCCAAAGTTATTGGTTGAATTCTTTTGTGCTGTGTTTCTGCATCTGTTCCATTTGTAGGTAGTACAGCAAAATTTGTTGATGTTCCTGCCGGAATTGATTTTACCTTAATCATAATTTTACCATCAACCCTTGTTTGCAGAATAATTTGATTATCCCCTGTTCCAAATGCCATGATTTGATTTGAATTTGTTGATGATGTCGATCCTGTTGTTTCTGCATATCTTCCAAAGTCTTTAATTTTAACAAAACAAACAATGTTGTTGTTTGTCAATGTTCCAATATCTTTGTATAAATGTGCAACTTGTGATGGTGTTGATGATGCATTTTTAAAATGCAAAGCATTTGAAGTATAATTATATATTATAGACCCACCCTCCCTTCTTAACCATGTTGAAGTTTCTGTTGAAATATTGTTATAAAATGGTTTCCATACAAATATTTGACCCTGATCTTGATTAAGAAAATCCTGTGTTTGATTGAACATTGTGTACCACATGCATTGTGATGGAACAAATGAAGGAAATACAATTTCATTGTGGAATTGCTGTTCTTTACTGCTATATGGAATTGTGCATGAAGATGCTTCATTTGGTGTGATTACTTCAAATGATGTTGTCCATCCGGAACAATTGTCCGGCTGTGTGTCAATGAATGGTGTGGCCACAATTGGCATATCCATTGATATGTTTGTGTCTTCATTAATAAAATATTTTCCATCTGTTAATTCCTTGCATATATCTTGTAAAATCAACAATGCATCAGATAGGCATGTTGCTTCATTGACCATCTTATTTGTTGATGTGTTGTATCTGTCAAATATTACAACATCAAATCCATATGTGATTGTCTGATCATCAATTGCTGTTCCTGTTGGTGTCAAATGTAATGCAGGATATTTTGTGAATTTTTCCAAATCAAATAAACCAAGTTCACCATAAGTGAATGAATTTATCTGTTGATGTCTTTCACACATTACATCAAAATATTGAATAATAGCTTTGTAAGTGATCATCTTTTATTTTGTTTCTTTCTCATTTCTTTTTCTCTTTCTCTTTGCCTATCTGCATCAAGTGATAATTTTGTCAATGCAAACATCAAAGGTAATTCTGTGATGGATTCAAATTTTAGGATGTCACCATTTGCCAATCCATCTATTACACTAAACCATCCATAACTTGATGATGCTGATGGTTTGCCTCCTTTTCTGAAGACTGATGGAAATTGTGAAGTTGTTCGCTTCCTAAATTCCAAAAAAAAACAGCAACAGCATTTCCAATGTTGATTGATAAGTTTTCAAATTTATCAGCATTTTTACCATGCATGTCAATGTCATATGGTTCAATATCGTATCTGTTACCTTGTGTCTTTGTTATTGGTCTATAAAAGACAGACATCAATTTTGCCATATCATTATCTTTTGCAAATGTTTCAATGTCAACAAATTCACCCATTGTAATTTCATCAATTTTTGGATGAAATCCATACATTGTTCCTTCAATGTCTATCTTGTTGATGATCTCTTTATTTATTGGTTTGCCTATCAGCTTTTGAAGACTACCTTGAATCTTTTGCAAATCAGACAACTTCATCACCTCCACCACAGATTCATCAATGTCACACAATGTGCTTATTGTCTTGACAATTATCTGATGCTGATCTTCCAATTCATTGACAGCATTATTGTATCTCATGAATTTTTTGATACTTATTTCTGACCAATCTGTTGGAATGGTGATTTCAAATGTTTTCTTCATCTTATAAATTTAAAGGTTGTTTTGTTATTATTTCCTTTCAAAATGCATACACACCATAATTACCTTTTACTTCATACCACATTCGCATCATCAATGCATCAGCATAATCAGGTGATCGACCAAGTAATGATTTGATTGTGTCCTTTGGAATGATTGAAAGCTTCTGTGTGTCTTTGTCAATCTTATCCCTTTTGATGATTTCAAGTTCTTCAATGATGGCTTGTTTATGTGCTTTGTCTTTTACTGCAATTTTTCCTTGATTGACTAATTCAGCCAATTTGAAATAACATTGTGTTTTTAAGTTCTGAAAGTTTTCATTCTTTAGTGCTTTGCTTCCATTGACAAATCCTTTGCATCCGGATATGCCATCCTTGACACCACCACCAACACCATCTTCATCCACAATAATGTGTGATCTTTGAACACCATTTTCAATTGACATCTTGTTTATCTGTTCAATTGTTGTTGTGACTGATGATTGTGCCAATGAAACAATCTTTTCAGCTGTCAACCCATTCCATAAAATGATGATGGTTTTATCTGCTCCAAATCGTGCAACATCACAGGTGATATATTTCATTGATCCTTCCAACTTGTTTGTAAACATATCATGGATTGAATCATAATCAAATAACAATGCATCGTCTTCATTATATTCCCAATCACCCAACAGAAGTCTTTGCCTTGACACCTTATCAAGTTTTTCAAGCTGTTTGATATAATGTTCTGATATTTCTGTATTGTCCCTTACAAGTGATTGAATGAATTTTCTGTGATCAGACATTCGATCTTCTTTGTATGGCTTGTAAAATTCTGAATACAGCCATGTCTTTGTAGGATTGCAAGTCATTAATGTCTTTGGAATTAAATCGTATTTATCCAATTTAAACCTAATCCTTGAATTCAATATGTTGACAGCTTTCTGTGACACCTCTGCACATTCATCCACAAATGCATCTGTGATTTCTAATCCACCCAATGAAGTGAAGTCAGGATCTGAAGGATATAAAAATAAGTCTTTTAAATATATGATTGAATCATTGAAGAATGTGATGGTTGATTCCTGTGCATTATAATTGAAATGTTCATTTGGTTTCAACCCACAGAAATCTTGTGCCACTTCAAAAAAGGTGTTTAATGTTGTTGCCTTTAGATTCTTCAGCTTTGATCTTCCAATTACTGACCTTGTTCCGGCATACGTCAATCGTCTTTGAATTTGCCATAAACAACCTGTGAATGTTTTTGAACCTCCTGCACCACCCCCAAATAAAACTTCTGTTGTTGTCTTATCATTTAGGTAATTAAAGCATTGTACTTGCTTTGGAAATAGTTCAATGTCAATCTTGTTGTTCAATTTGCTTTGGAATTAAATTGATGGTGACTGATTTATCTGTGACTTCTGCTTTGACTTCGGTTCTTTGTAATTTAGGAACAATAAATTCAGCCATCTTAATCATGATATTCAATGCTCTTTCAGGATCTTCATTTGCTACATCAGACAACCATATCTTCATATTATCAAGATTGTCAGTCATCAACATTTCAAATGCCTGTCTGATTTCATGTGTTGCCTTGTTAGGAACACCCTTTCTTGATCCTGCTAATTGATTCCCTTTTGCAAATGGCATATCTAATCTTTAAAAGTTAAATAAGCATAAAATAGATAAACACCTACAATGACAATGACTGAAAAGAAAGCTGTTGTTGTTGCCATCAGTTTATGTCTTTTGAAGTCATTATGTCATCCATAGGTCTAATATCTTCCGGAATGACATCCATCAATTGCAATTCTTCAACACCACTTTCAAGTTTATCTTTAAATATAGATGCTGTTTCTATTGCCTTATCAAGTGCATATCCTTTGCATATTCCTTTTACATAAGATACAACACCTATTTGATCAGGAAATACTTCTTCAATCAATGTAAAGAAATCAACCCTTCCATCCGGCAATCTTGGTGTTTTGAAATTTTCCACTTTTTCACTCATTGTTTTTGTTTATTTATTTGTTTGCTGTGGGGGAAAGACTCGAACTTTCAAGAAGGACATTTCTGTTGCCTTCGCCTTCGGGACAGGAAGGTGTGTCTGCCAATTCCACCACCCCACAATTTAAGATCCACATGCTTCACAATCTTCATCATCAATATCACATACATCCGGTTGAACTTGATCAGTCATTGCATCAATCCAATTATCCCATGTGTCCCTTGCAACTTTTTCATTCTTCTTCTTCTTCTGTTCTTCTTTTTCTTCATTGCTCATTGTACTGACTTTTTAAAATGATTTGTAAATAGTGCATTGCTTTTTTGATGTCTTCTGATCCATTCTTTGATTTATGCCTTGATACATATTTTATCACGTTACCTTCACAGAAATCAATTCCATTTGATACAATGTAATCAACCGGCTCAATCTTCATTTTATCATAGTGTTCTGTCATCTTCTTTTGTAGTTTTCAAGTCTTTGTTTATGTCTGTCTTTCAGCATATCCATATATTGCTTTTTATCACCATATGTGATATGGCAATTTCTACATAATGCCATCAGATTATTTATGTTGTCCTTGCCTGTTCCACCCATACCCCTACATTCTATGTGATGAATGTCAACAGCTTTTTTGCCACATATTTCACATGGTATAAATTCATCACCAAAATAATCAAAGTGCTTGATATATATTTTAGTATGCTTCTGCATCAAGTTTGTCTTTTATACGATCAATCAACCTGTTCATGTATCGCAAATAAAATATATCAAATTCAATGTCATTCTGTTTGTGTTGTTTCCAATACACATATAAAACTGATCTCAATCTTTGCGATGGTGTTTTGCCATCATTCTTTTCAGATGATAATTTAAAGCCATCTAACGCATCCAATTCTTCTTGTGATATGTTTTCACTTGAAAGATACATCAATGCTTCCGTCTTCCTTAAATCAAATAATTTGACAGCTGATTTAGTATTCAATTCATATGTCCCCATGACAATCTTTACAGATCCATCATGTCTTGTTGCAATTGTTTCAACGCTTACCGGTAGTACAAGTTTCGCCATTACTTAATCATGTCATAAAATTCAGGATCAATTTCTTTGATCTCTTTTTTAAACTGCTCCCATGCCAAATCAACCCCTTCATCACCAATATCATGTTTTGATCCTGTTCCACTTGATGCAACATTCCGTGCATTCTTTTCCAACATCCTGTCAATCTTTGATCTGACAGATTTGTTTGTGTAGTATTTTGGTTTCAGTCTATTCTTTTTCATATTCTTCAACTATTTGTTCCATCTCTTTCAATGCAGATTTTAAACATGGAACACAATTTGATGTCTTTGTATTTCCACCAATGTATTTCCTTTGCATATCATACAACAATTCCTTCTGTGTTGGATTGATTGTTTGCTTAACATCTTTCAGTAATTTCTTTATTGCAAGATAGTCATTTTCAGCGACTTGTGAAACACCCCAATAAGAAAAAGGACACCTTGAAAAAGTTAATTTTGTTTTGACATCCATGAAACATCCACATGTTCTTTTGCTTCCCACCTTATTTCCAACAACTGCTGTTCCACATGTCCTTGTTTTCTTTCTGAAATGTCGACAGGATTCACAAATTGCAATCCTTTTGTTTGATAATTCTTGATCAACTTTAAATGGTATCATATTATTTCCTTGATGTTCTTTTTTACTTTTTCAATTGTGTATTGAATTGACTTAAATGTAATGCCTGTTTCTTCAGATAATTTTCTGACAGACAATCCGGTTTGATAATAAAGTTGAAATAATTTTCTATCATAATCATCAAAGGTGTCAAGACAGCTGTCAATTCTTTTGTGTAATGAATCAACATATTCATCTGTGGTGTTGTCTATTTCCACATTCTTATTCACTAAATGTTCCAAAAATGTTTGATCAGATTTTATCTTGTTTTTTTTATACTTGACATTTTTTTTATTGAATTGTGACTTTGATGAAAAGTATTTTACCATCATAATTTTGCAAATGTATGTTTTGATTTTACCACTATCAATAATGATTAGCAATTTGTGTTGATTCATAGTCATCAATTGAAGGAATGTTTCCTGAACTAAATCTTCAGACAGATCTTTGTCTTTGGTTTGTTTGATTGCAAATCCAAGAAAGTATTTGTAATCTTTATAAACCCATTCAATCGGATGCCATTTATCCTTCATTCCTTAATTGTATAATTTATTTCAACTTCAGGAATGGTTGAATTGATATACCATTCAATCACTTCAATTGTCTGATCGAATCCTGTGCAAACCTGTGCATGAAATTTTTTATCATTCAAAGATTGCAATGTGTTCTTTTGTGATTCTGTTGGATAATTACCTTTTACTTTTAATTCAATGGCCAATCCACCTTTCAATTCACCATCAACGATTCTTTGTTCATAAATGAAAAGATCCGGAAATCCTTTTTTATATCCACATTGTTTTGCTTTCAACCTTTGTGAATGGTGTTTGATGTATATACCACCCATAGATCCATTAATGAATATTTTTGGATGTTGTAGTTTCATGTATTTGATGATTGACTTCTGAAGATCATGTTCATTCTGTTTCCTCATATGGATTCATTGTTGGATGAAATTTTAACCACAAATCTTCATGTGGCTTTGCTTCTTTAAAGCATTTAGGACATACACCTATTAATGTTGAATATGCTTCTTTGCAACATTCTGAATACGAATCATAAGATGGTATCATCAAATGATCTTTTAAAAATTGTGCTTCTCGTTCTTCTTTTAATTCTTTACTCATGTCTAAATAAATCTTTTATTGTTATTTCTGAAGATCTTTTGCCAAGACCTGACCACTCTGCATTTTGCTGTGCCTTCTGTTTTTCACGTTCATTTACAATCATGCCGGTTCTGTCAATGTCGTATCTTGTTAATAGTTCTAAAATCATGCCACCATCAATCCGGTCATATATTTTTGTGTGCAATTTTGCTTGTTTCAAACACATGGCAATATCATAATAATTCAAATGCCTAAAATGCTGTATTAAAATGTACGCTGTTTCTTCCAATTGTGGTTTGTCCATCTTTGATTTACAATTGTAAAAATTCTGAAATTGAATCAACATCAGCATAAGCATGTCAATTGTTTTTTCTTCAGCAATTTTATATGACTTGTATATTGATACAGGTTTGTCTTCAAGTGCTATTTTAATGATTCCATTCATATCAAGTTTCAAAACATCTTTATTGAATGATGGATGCATTGGTGCAAAGAAATTATCATTTGTATTTTGCAAGGATGTCATCAGCTATGTTTTTTTGGTTATTTGTTTTTTTAAGGTTCTGAATGATGTTCGGTAAATTACTATTTATCTGTGACAATTTAATTTGCTTCTGAAGAAATTCATCCAACCTTGACCAATTCGCAAAAATGAATTTAAAAGCATTTAAGACATCTTCTTCTGACTCCTTACCCTTTTGTCTACACAATTGCTTTAGATAGCTTAGAATGGATTTTAATGCCTTTCCTTGTATGCCATCAATCTTTGCCGGTGCATCCATATTTGATAAACAGAATTTGTGATAAATGTCGACAGACATTTTATATATGTGTTTACTATCTGTTCTATTATCTGTTATAGTATAAGGTATAGGTTTGTCGGTTTCGACAGATGCATTTGTTTGTTTAGACAAATCCATTTGTGCTTTTGAAGAATTGCATTTGTGCAAATCAACAAATCTTTGTTCATCTACAATTGCGAACCATTTTGTCCTGTCGTACTTTGCAGAATTGTAATTCCCTTCAATGATAAATTCATTACTTACAAGTGATTTTAGAATTCTTCTGATTTGACTTTTTGTGAAGTAAGGAAATAGACCATCAAATGCAGATACAGAATTGTATGTCCATGTTCTTCCATCATGATTGTGTTTGTTATTGTGCTTATTTTTTGAAATCCAAAACACAATATGTTTCATCATAATAGATTCTTCAAGTCCAATTTCAGAAGCAAGGTGAATGTCAAATGAATGTTCCATCAGTAGTTTATTAATTTAAACAATCTAAGTTCTGAAACCCTTTTCAATTTTGCAATTTTCTTGATCTGTGCATTCATCAAATTTGGGTCTGAAAGATATGCATCAAGGGTTTGCCTTGACACATTTAATCCTTTCGCCATATCTGTCTTTGTGTAAAACAAATCTTTGAACAATTCTTCAGCTTTATTTTTAGGTGTCCAAGTCATAATTAAAATGGAAGATCATCTTTTGGTTGTACCTTTGTGAATTCTTGTTTCACCTCTTTCTTTTCAGCCATTACCCATTTTATGATTTCTTCAGCTTTGGCAATTACAGAATTTAAATCTGTTTTACCTTCAGCAATACACAAATCAGATGCAACCTTGATTGAAGATTGTTTGACAATCATCAGCTGTCTTTCAGGATTATCATTAAATGATTTATTACCTGATGTAAATGGTTTGTTATATACCGGTTTTATCTTTGGATATTTACCACCGATGAAATCATATTCAGCCTGTTGACCAACAACAAACTTTGTTTGATCCTTTGACTTTGATGAATATTCACCTACATGTTCACCAATTTCAATTTCAAATTTATACATCAGACCATAAGATCCTTCAAATGTTCCGTTCGGTGTTACTGATTTTACAATTCCTTGTGCCATGATTATTGTTTTAATGGTTGATTTTTAGTGTTAGGTTTGCCGAATTCACTCCATTCATCTGTTGTTGAATCCAATGGATTGATTTCATTTCTTTTTGCATAGTATTGTGCTTCAATAGATTCAGCTTCAATTCTTTTTGCTTCTTCATAAAGGTGTGGGTTTGATCCGAACACCTGTTGAACAAATTCTTCAAATACTTTTGACATGTTTTTTGGTTTTTATTGGTTAATAATATGTGCAATATAGTTAAAATTATTTTACAAATCTTCAATGATTTCAAGAAATTTATCATTCCCTTTTTTGACAATCCATTGTGATGATACCTTTCTGTTTATTGTTGATTCCATCTTTGCAATCACCTGTCTTTTGATGTTTCTGATCATTTCCTTTTCCCTTTCTTTCAATTGGTATTCTATCATAGGAAATATATTATCATCGTTTAAATGGCTTTGTTTGATTTCATTGGATAGTAAATGCATCCGGCTTAAAAATTCTTTTCTTGATTCCATATATCTGTGGTGTTGTTGTTGTTCATTTTATTGAAGTCATAAATGTATCGACATACACTTTTCAATTCTTCATTTTTTTCAATCATCCAATCCGGAATCAAAATATCCCATTTCAAACCTTCATGCATTTCTTGTGGTTCAATTGGTATCATCATGCAGTGTTTTTTTGATACAAATTGTAATTCTGATTTTCTGAATTTAATTGCAAATGCATTTTCTGTTTCACAATTTTTCACTCTAAATGATTTTGTAAGTCTTAGTTTCATAAATGTTTCTTTAGTTGATTAATAATTTGCTTTTGTGAATCAATCCTTTGTTGAATTGATATGCATGTGTCTTTTATTTCTTGAATGTTTTCAGGATAAAAATATCCTTTTGATGTGCTACATATCGCTTCGCCTTCATTCCTTAAATAATTAATAATCTTTCTTAACCGGACACCTGTCAATCTAAAATCTGTATTGTTGTTAAATCCTAAACAGATCTTTGATCCTGCAATTGCATATGACTTGCCTTTGTACTTTTTTAATGAATTCCTGACTATGTCAGCAATGTTCAATTCTTGATCAGTCAATTTTGATGTTTGTTCCTCAAAGTTTCTTAGCATTGTTTTTTGGTTTTATTGTTTGTCTGTGTTGTACTTTATATCAATCTTAATTGTGATTTATGTTCATTTATTCTTTTTATTGCCGATTCAAAATAATCTTTATCTAATTCACAAGCTGTCAAATCATATCCTAAATTATGACAACCTATGGCAATACTCCCACTACCTAAATGAGTATCAAGTATTTTATCCCCCTCTTTAGCATAGTTCATTAATAGCCATTCGTATAGTTTGACAGGCTTTTGTGTAGGGTGTATTCTTATTTTGTCAGCACCCAAAAAACCTTTATATCTAATAGGAGCTATTCTTAAAACTTTATCAAAACTACACCAAGCCAATTCACCGTCAGCAAAATCACAATCCCCATTTATTCCCTTATCCCAAAATATATAACATCTACTTGGCTTTAATTTATCAGAAAAATAATTGCCTCCCCAAATTATTTGATTCTTACTCACTCTTTGCAATTCTAAAAAATATTCATTTGTTGGTGTTTCGTTATCCCATTTTTTACCCTTTTTATATTTCTTATTTTTGCCATTCCCCATCGTCATTTCTGATGCACCAATACCATAAGGTGGGTCTACAATAGCCAAGTCAAAGTAATTATCCTCGTACCTTGACATTAATTCCATGTTGCACTCGTTTGTAATTTTCATTGTGGTTTATTTTGGTTTATATCAGTCTTAGTTGTGCTTGATGTTGG